AAGATCATTAATATCTGCTGTTAGATGGATTGATACTTTGGTTTATTATGGAAATAGATGTGATGATGGACAGGCATTGAAGTTTCCAAGAAATAATTATCAGGTAGATGGAGTTGAATTGGCTTGTTCTAAAATTCCAAATAATATTAAATATGCACAATATGAGTTAGCTAGGGCATTGGCAAATGATACTGATGCTATTACGGGAACTACTGGTAAAGATGGTAATTTTTCTGAGGTAAAGTTAGGAGATATACAGGTTAAATATAATACTGATAGTCAGGGAACTGGTTCTGTTAATAATATTCTTGACGTTTACCCGTGGCTACAAAGTTATCTTGGAGCATATATGCTAGGTGGAGCAGGTAGTTTTCAAATGAGGGTAGTTAGAGGATAATGGCAGGTCAATTAGATTCATTACTAAAAAGTGTTGCTAAAGATGTTGTTTCGACTCTTGGATCTGCACTCGATACTTCTATTGTTTATACCAAAAAAACATCTGGCAGTTATAACACAGCTACAGGTGCATATACTACAACTGACACCAGTTACAGCATTAAAGTTCCGATTGAATTTATTAGATCAGAAGAAGATTTAGGTAAAGAGATTAGAGAATTTAAAACATATATAACACCTGATCTTATTGGAAGTAATCAACCTGATCTTGATGATGAGATTACATTAACTTACGCAGGGTCAACCAGAGTGGCAAAGGTAGTTAATATAAGTACATTACAAGGTGGACAAACTTATTTGTTCACAATTCTTGCGAGGTTCTAATGGCTAAATCAGATCCTAATGCTTTAAGTAATGCAATCGCATCTACAAGAAGAGAATATAATAGTCAGTTAAATAATTTAGTAAATAGAGTGCTTACAGATTTACCCTCAGAAAGTCCTCAATATACTGGTTTCTTTGCTTCCAGTTGGCAAGCTAATACTTATAGACCTTTAGCAAATGAAGAAATAACTCCTCCGTGGACACAAGTAAAAAAAGATAGAGATAATGGTATTAAAACAGCACCAATTATTGAACCTCGATACCCTCTTGATCGAAAGTTTAAATTTGGAGAAACAGTATTTATAGGTAACAGGGCTGAATATGCAAGATACGCATTAGGTTCTCCAAATAGTTCAATTATGACTTATGTAGAAAATTTGAGTCAGGTTGTTGAATTTGTGTTTGGTCAAAGTATGGTTCAACCAGATGTAAGAGTAGCTGGCACTCAAGTATTATCGCAAGGAGTTGAAGGAGGTAGAACTGCTCCAGCTTTAGGTTCTAAATATAAAAAATTATGAGTTTAGTTAACGCAAGAGCAGCTTTTGAAAAAGCTATTACAGATGCAGTTGCAGCAGCAGATAATACTGTCCTTATGATTTATGACAACGTAACTTATACAACTCCTGGAAAAACTAAAAAATTTATTACAACTTCAATTACTTTTACTCAATCAACTATTCAGAATCAAGGTGCAGCAGCAGATTATTATTCTGGTGCAATTCAATGCAATATTTACGTTCCAAAAGGTAAAGGTACTTCTGTCTTATCTTCATTAGGAGAAGCTGTGATAGATGGTTTAACTTCTATAAATGCTTCTAATTATTCAGATCCATTTTCTTGTTCTCCTAGAGTTGGCGAAGTAAGTGGAATTATACCTGTAGAAGTTGAAGATCGTTCACATTTCTTAGGAATTGTATCTTGTGCCTTTTTTGCTAATAGCTGATATACTTCTAATAGCTATACAATAACATGACTAGAGCAGTTGACCTCCTTAAAAATAAGTTTGGTGTAAGCCAGCTTTATAAATACGACATTATGGATGATGAACAAATCCTGTTGACTATTTTTTGGCATCCATTGACCATTGCTGAACGTGAGATGATTCAGAAAAAAAGTGGAACTGAAGATGCAAATGATTTTGCTTTACAACTAATGATTGAAAAAGCACTAGATAAAGATGGAAAAAGATTATTTGCTGATGGCGATAAAGCATCTTTAAGAAGAGAAGTTGCTGCTTCTGTTTTACAGGAGATACAACTAGCTATGTTAGAGGCTGGTTCTGATAAGGAGGTTGAAGAGGCAAAAGCCGATTTGAAAAGCTAATCCTGATTGGATGTTTATATACTCATTAGCAAATGAATTAAAAAAATCTGTTAGTGAATTATGTCAGACCTTAACTGTTGAGGAGATGATAGGTTGGGCTGCTTTTTATGACATAAGAAACGAGGAACAAAAAAAAGAACAAGATAAGACACAAAGAAGAAGCGTTATACCCAAATCGAGGTAGAATAGGATATATGTTTTGCTAATAGGTCGAAATGGCAATTAAAACGATAGATCTTGTTATAAATACGAGTCGTGCCGAAAAAAATATAAAAGAAGTTTTAGCTGTTGCAAAAAGATTTGAAAGAGAATTAGGTAAGATAAATAAACTAAAAATTAATGTAAAAACTGATCCTGCCAAAGCAGCATTTGAAAAATTAAATGCAGAAATACAAAGAGGTTCAGAACTTACACGAAAAGTATTTAGTGTTGGTGTTGCAAGAGCTTTTAGTAATTCTATAGGAGAAGTTAGAGATGAATTAAGTGCTGTAAGAAAAGCATTTGATTCAACAAGTAATGCAACACAAAGAATGGAAAGAGCTACTGCTCTAATTGCAGGTAATTTTAAAAAGATAAGAATGGAATCAACTGCCACAGCTATGGCTAGTGGTCAACCTACACAAATGACAGTAGGTAGTGTAAGAGAAAGATTAAAAGAAATAAGACAATTTCCTAGAACAATGCTTGCTGGTAGAGAGGCTATGTCTCTTCTTAACAGGATGCAGGAATTAACTGTTGCTGGATCTAAAGAATTTTTAATGATTAATAAAGCAATAGGTAAACAGTTAAAAATTAATTCTGGTATTCAAGCCGAGGCTGACAAAGCAAGAGGAATAACAAATAGAGGAAAAACTCAAAAAGATAAAGCATCAGAGGAAAAATTAAAAGCTGAAAAGAAAGTTACAAATGAATTGGCAAAACAAAAAAGATTAGAAGATGAAAGATTTAAACGGGTTCTAAAAAATATTAGAAATAGAAGAAGAATAAGAGAAGGTATTGGTGGGGTAGGTGGCCGTCAACAAAGACAAAGAAGGCAAGGAACTATGCTTGGTGCAGGTTTTCCTTTATTGTTTGGAGGTGGTGCAGGTGCGATTGGCGGAAGTTTATTAGGTTCATTTTTAGCTCCACCAGGGCAAGAATTTGGTGCTCAAATATTAGGTAGTGCTTTAGGTACTTTATTAGAACGAAATTTACAGACAGTTAGAGCTATTGGTAATGCAGCATCAAATTTAGATTTAGCCTCTTTAGAACAATCTTCTATAAAAGTTAATGCTGAACTTGATAGAACTATCAAAAATCTTCAAAGAATAGGAGAAAGTGAAAAGGCCAGAGAATTATTAAGCAAAGAGATAGCTAGTCAAACAGGCACAATACAAGGAACTTCAGAAAACTTAGCTGATAATATTAATTTATTAGTTGATGAATTTAAAGAATTTACATCATTAGCAGCAACAGCTTTAGGAATAATAAGTGTGCCTTTTGTAGCAGCATTAACTTTAATATTAGACACAGTAAATATGATCTTAAGAGGATTTAATTTAATAACATCTGCTATAGGTTTTGCCATATCTGAACTGATACGATTGATTAGATTCTTACCTGGAGGTCAAAAGATATTAGATGCCATTGATGAAAAAGTTAAATCTGTTAATGAAGGTGCAACAAAATTAACAATATCAGCACAAGATACAATGGATAGTTTAAAAGAACAATTATTAAATCTTCAAGAAAGAATTTCTCTAGGAGATAAAGAGGCTGCAATTCAGAAAAAAATAAGAGATATACTTGCAGAAAATCCATCATTAAAGAAAAAAGAAGTTGAAGAAGCAGTAAGAGCTATAGCAGCAGCAGAAAAACAATTAGAACAGCAACGTAAACTTGAAAATTTATATCGTTCAATAGGTACAAGTATTGAAAATGGAATAGTTGATGCGATTCAAGGTGCAATAGATGGTACTAAAACTCTTGGAGATGTTGCTCGTAGTGTGTTTAGTCAAATTCAGAGATCACTTATCAGATTTGGTGTTAATTCATTACTTACAGGTTTATTTCCAGGTTCTAGTTTGTTTAGAGCTAATGGTGGCCCTGTTAGCGGAAATAAAAGATACATTGTTGGAGAACGTGGCCCAGAAATGTTTGTACCAAACTCAGGTGGTCGTATAATTCCTAATTCAGATATGAGTGGTTCGACTAATGTTGTAGTAAATGTAGATGCTTCTGGTTCTAATGTTCAAGGAGATCAACAACGTGGTAAAGAACTTGGTGCTGCTTTATCAGTAGCGATACAATCAGAATTATTAAAACAAAAACGACCTGGAGGCTTACTTGCATAATGGCTACTTTTCCCTCAATAAAGCCTACATATGGACAACAAAAAAGTTCTGCTCCATTAACTCGTACAATTCGTTTTGCTGATGGGTTTGAACATAGAATATTATTTGGATTAGCAGAGCATCAAAATCCAAAAGTATATGATTTTACTTTTGAAGTTTCGGAAACGCAATCAGATGAAATAGAAACCTTCCTTGATGCTCGTGCAAATGATAGTGATAGCTTTGATTTTACTGCTCCAGGAGAGGCTGCTGCACAAAAATTTGTTTGCGAAGGTTGGTCAAAATCTATACCCTATAATAATAGAGCTACAATACAGGCAACATTTAGAGAAGTATTTGAACCATGAGTACTGCTCCGATTATTACTGATCTACAAAAGATCAATCCTTCAGCAATAATTGAATTATTTACTATCACAACTGAAACTGCATTACATGGTTCAGCCGCAACTTATAGGTTTCATAATGGAACAAATGCACTAAGTAATGGAGATATTATCTGGGCTGGTAATACTTATATAAGAATGCCAATACAGGCAGAGGGTTTTGCTTTTCAGAAAGGACAACTTCCCAGACCTACTCTTACTGTTAGTAATGCTCTTGGAACAATTACTGCTATCTTGTTAAACGTAAACTCTGTAACTGTTGGT